GTGGATGGATTCAGAACCTGAAGATGGTATGCCACAAATAAAAAGAACTGAAGCATCATTAAGCAAAAAGAAAAGAGGTGATAAACTTTGGGATGGAGCTAAAGAAAAGCTAATAGGAGAAAGGGGAATAAATGAGGACTTTTAAATAAATAACAAAAAATTCTATTACATACTATGAAACAACAAGTTAAGATCAGTAAAGTAAAGGGAAACCCTGACAACCCTAGAATTATTAAGAACGATAAATTTAAAAAGCTAGTTAAGTCAATACAGGAGTTCCCTGAGATGTTAAAGCTAAGACCTATTGTAGTTGATGAAGATATGATGGTGCTTGGTGGCAATATGCGATTAAAAGCAAGTAAAGATGCAGGGCTAAAAGAAGTATGGATTGAAGTAGCAGAAGGACTTACTGAAGAACAAAAGAAAGAGTTTATAGTAAAAGACAATGTAGGGTTTGGAGAGTGGGAATGGGATATGTTAGCTAATGAATGGGATAGCGTACAACTTGCTGAATGGGGTTTAGATGTATGGGAAAATGAAGATGATAAAGAACCTGAAGTAGGATTAATAGAAGATGATGAAATACCTGAAGTTAAAGAAAGCAAAGTAAAGCGTGGGGATATTTGGCAGCTAGGAGAACACCGAGTTATGTGTGGAGATAGTACAAGCTCAGATGATGTTGCTAAACTAATGAATGGAGAAAAAGCTGATATGGTATTTACAGACCCTCCTTATGGAATGTTCTTAGATACAGATTATACAAAAATGACAAGTAGTAAATCTTATACAAGCAGTAATAAACATAGTGTAGTAATTGGTGACCACCAAGATTTTAAACCTGAATTTATATCTATAATATTTAAGGAGTTTGAATATTGTAAGGAAATATTTATATGGGGTGCTGATTATTTCGCAGAATATATAGAAGATAAAAATAAAGGAAGTTGGGTGGTTTGGGATAAAAGAGCAAATGATACTGATGATATTGAAAAAGATGAAAGTTCAGATAAAATGTATGGAAGTTGCTTTGAATTATGTTGGAGTAAAAATAGACATAAAAGAGATATAGCAAGAATTAAATGGGCAGGAATATTTGGTATGGGGGGAGAAGATACTAAATCAAGAATACACCCAACACAAAAACCAAGTTTATTAGCAGAATGGTTTTTTAATAAATGGGGAAAAGAAAATGATTTAATAGCAGATATATTTTTAGGTAGTGGCTCAACATTAATAGCAGCAGAAAAGTTAAATAGAAAATGTTATGGTATGGAATTAGATGAAAAGTATTGTGATGTTATAATAGAAAGATGGGAACAATTTACAGGACAAACAGCAAAGAAGATATAAAAAAAAGACACCCCCTCTTGGAGGTGCCTTAATACGATAAAAAGATGGGCTTAATACCGTACCATTTTGTAAAGAACGATTAAACAAATATAATAAATTTATTTGAATATGGAACAAAATAGAACAAAGATAAACAAAGAGAGATTGCTCAAAGCATTAGAAAGTTCTTTAGGAGTAATAACTACTGCATTAAAAGCAACTGACCTAAGTAGAACAAACTTTTATAAGTGGCTAAAAGAAGATGAAGAATTTGCAGCTAAGGTTGAAGAAATAGAAAACATACAGCAGGACTTTATCAAGTCAAAGTATTATGAATGTGTAAAGGACAAAGTGCCTTCAGTCGTAATACACGCAGCTAAGACTAGACTTGGATGGAATGAAACAAATAAAGTAGACCTAACATCAGGTGATGAAAAGATAAAAATTAACATTGACCTTAGAGATTAACCCAGAATTTACTAAGACACAAAAAGAGTGTTTGAACTACCTATTTGACAACAAGACAAAAGAGGTATTGTTTGGAGGTGCAGCAGGTGGTGGTAAATCTTGGGTAGGTGTTAGCTATTTGATCTTAATGGCTTTGCAATATCCTAAGACAAGATACTTAATGGGAAGGTCAAAACTTGACGCTTTAAAAAAGACAACACTTAATACTTTCTTTGAAGTATGCACAGCTTGGAATTTAAAAGCTATTAAGGATTACAACTTTAATGGATCAAGTAATGTGATTACCTTTTACAATGATTCAGAAATAATACTAAAAGATTTGTTTTTATATCCAAGTGACAGGAACTTTGATAGCTTAGGTTCTTTAGAAATAACATCAGCTTTTATAGATGAAGCAAACCAAATAACTGAAAAGGCAAAGAATGTAGTGGCGTCAAGACTTAGATATAAGTTAGATGAAAACGGATTAATTCCTAAAATGCTAATGACTTGCAACCCTGCTAAGAATTGGGTGTACTCAGAATATTATAGGCCTGCAAAAGATAATACTATAAAACCTTACAGGAAGTTTATACAATCTTTAGTAGGTGATAATACCTACATTTCAAAGCATTATGAGAAGCAGTTATTTGAATTAGATGAACTTAGTAAACAAAGACTGCTTTATGGTAATTGGGAATATGATGTTAGTAATGACAATCTAATAGAGTATGATGCAATCCTTAGTCTATTCAATCAGCAGGGAATTGATGGTGACAAATACATAACTTGTGATGTGGCTCGTTTTGGGGCTGATAAGACAGTTATAATGCTTTGGCAAGGGCTACACCTTAGATATGTGAGAACCTTGCTTAAATCGGCTGTAAATGATGTTGTAGATGAAATTAAGAAGCTCCAACAAGAGAACCAAGTGAACCTAACTAATATTATTGTTGATGAAGATGGTGTTGGTGGTGGTGTTAAAGACTACCTAAGATGTAAGGGCTTTGTAAATAACGCAAGGGCTTTGAAAAATGAAAACTACCAAAACCTAAAGACACAGTGCTATTATAAATTAGCTGATCTAATTAATAAAGGTCAGATAGGTATTAGCTGTTCTGATGTTAATGTAAAAAATTACATAATAGAAGAATGTGAACAAGTAAGAACAAAAGATGCTGATAAAGACAACAAGCTTCAAATAATACAAAAAGATACTGTCAAAGGGGTGTTAGGCAGGTCGCCTGATTATTCAGATGCTTTAGCTATGAGAATGTATTATGAAATTGACGGCACTTTTGGTAAATATTTTGTACAATAAAAAAGGGGTGATAGATAAAATCTACCAACCCCTCTAACTAAAATGAAATACAAAAACTAGGCAAATATACACATTAAACTAAATTAAACAAATTTCTATTATATAATATACTATGAAGATTAAGATTAAGAAGAAGGACAAGATTAAAGAGTTCAAGTTAATTAGTAGTTGGTCAGATGTAAACTTAGACACCTGGATAAAACTAATAGACTTTCAAACAGGCAGTAAGACAGAAGAAGCAGAAAATACAATAGCTACTTTGTCAGATATGCCTAAGAACTTGATTAAGGAGTTAGAATTAAGTGATGTAGCTGTTATATTAAGTACAATAGCTAAGCTTCAAGAAGGGCAAGATAGTTCTTTAAAAAAGATAATTGAAATAGAAGGAAAGAGATATGGCTTTCATCCTGATTTGGATTCAATTACTCTTGGTGAGTTTGCTGACATTGAAACATTCATCAAGGGAGATGTTGAAAAGCACTTGCCTGAATTAATGGCTGTTCTTTACAGACCAGTCTTAGAAGAATCAAAAGGGGGTGTTTATACCATTGAAGCTTATGATGGAAATATAAGCATAAGGGCAGAACAGATGAAGAAGATGTCAGCAGGGCAAGTGCAAAGTGCACTGGTTTTTTTTTATCATTTCGTCAGCGTATTGTTAATGACTTCGGAATCATTTTTGATAAAACGGCAGAAGGAAACGAAACAGCAGTAGCAACAGAATCCTTTGCAGAAAAGTGGGGGTATTTTGGTTTGATGTATAGATTAACAAATGGAGATATTGCAAAATTAGATACGATAACAAAACTTGGGGTGATAGAAGCTTTCACTTGGTTAAGTTATGAAACAGATTTAGAATCACAAAATAAAGTAAGTAATGGCACTAACAACTAACAAGAGCTACAATAATGTAGTAAATACAATTTGCAGACTGGGCGAATATCACGACCAAATTTCTACTGTATCAGTTGGGGATATTTATGAAATTAATATGAATAAAAACACCCTTTTTCCTTTGCTGCATATTAACCCTACTTCAGTTGATACAGGAGATAGTCAATTAAACTACAATTTTCAAATCTTTATAGCTGATCTAGTATCTGAAAAAGATAATTGGCAAACATACCAAGCACAAGGACTGACTAAATTATTAGATTCTAAAAATAACGAACAAGAAGTTTGGAATCAAACTTTAGAAATATGTACAGATATTATTGGTATGCTACGGCACAGTACAAGACAATCAGAAGCAGGTGTGGATGACATCAATGCACCTATTTACTTCACAGAAAATCAATTTAGTATAGAGCCGTTTCAAGAAAGGTTTGACAATCTTTTATGTGGGTGGACTTTTACAATAGGGGTTAAGGTGATGAATGACTTTCAAACTTGTACAATTCCTGTAACAGATGCAGGGGCAGGATATTAATGAAATTTAAGATAGGCAAATATAAGATAGAAATAGGTTTTTTTAAAATAACAATAAAAATATAATAATGGCAGATTTAACAGTAACAATTTCAGAAAGTGTAACCGTAAATGGAGCACTAAGGGGTTCATCAAACACAGTTACAGTTTCAAGTATCTTAGATACATTTGAAAGGGTTGTGACTTGTCCCCATTCAGCAACAACAACAATAGCAACATTTGCAACAAATGTGTATGATAGTGCAGGTGCTATTGATGCTCAGGGGGTTAAGTATATAAGAGTAACAAACTTATCAGACACTTATGATTGTGAATTAGGAGTAGCAGGTGCAGCTTCAAATTATACAATTCTATTACCTTCACTCAACTCACATATAATAGCAAGAGCAGATGATGTAATGGTAGCAGAAGCAGATGCAGTACCTAGCTATGGATCTTTAGCAGATATTGCAAAGCTAGAGATTAGACCAACAGCATCAAGTGATTGTGAAATAGAAATATTTGTAGCAACTACTTAATGAAAACTAACAATCTAATTAAATATTTAGATAGCTTTGGAAGGTATGTAGTCAAACAAGCAAGAACCAACTTATCTAAAGGAGATAAAAATGCTACTAGTGATTTGTATAATTCTATTGGCTTTGAAATATCTTCTGACAGTAAAGGGTTTACAATTCAATTCTATATGGATAGCTATGGAAAGTTTGTTGACAAAGGTGTTTCAGGAACAGATAAAAAAAGAAAATACAAAGACTACTCAGGCAAGGTCGTTCCTAGTCCTTATAAATATAAAAGTAAACAACCCCCAACATCAATTATTGAAAAGTGGATTAAAACAAGAGGTCTAAAAGGTAGAGTAGATAAGAAGTGGAAGGGTGCAGGAAATAGAGGGGGGCAATTTATAACGGACAAAGCGTTTGCTTTTTTAATAGCAAGAAGTATTAAAGAAAAAGGGATTAAAGGCATAAGCTTTTTCCAACGACCTTTAGAATTAGGCATCAATAGATTAAGTAATGATTTACTACAAGGAATTAAAGAAGATATAACAGAAGTATTAAAAGATATAAATTAATATGGCAGCATCAATAATAGAACAACGACCATTTTTCCAATACCTACCAGTAGGAATAGAGCAAATATTTACAATTTCAAACCAACAGGCAGTTGCGAATGAACAAGAAGTTAAATTTGTAGCATATGTACATATTGGTAAAAATATTCCTAATCCAAATACTACAACCGACTTAATAGGAACTTTTAAGACAACCCCCAATGCAGCAGGTGTAGGAATGTTTGATATGAGAACCGTAATAGAAAACTATGT